CGATTGGGCAAAAGAACATAACAGCTATCCATATTTGGGACTTATGGCGTCAGAAGGCGGTCAAAGGGAAATGGCACTAATGAAAAACGGCTGCAACTATTATGGTAAAACTACAACACGAAGCTGTCCGTTTGCTATATTCACGAGGCAAGATCTGTTACAGCTTGCTCTTGACCTTAATGTACCCGTTCCAAGAGCATATGGAGAGATCAAACGCAAAGAAAATGGTGAGCTTTACACTACGAGAGCACAGCGTACGGGCTGTTCAATGTGCGGCTTTGGTATACATATGGAGCAGCGTCCTCACCGCTTCGATAGACTACGTGAAGATAATCCCGCTGAATGGGAATACTGGATGAAACGCTGCTGTAAAGACGAAGACGGCACAGTTTATGGCTGGGGACGTGTGCTTGACTTTATAGGTGTTGAATGGAGATAACGAGAGGAGCGAACTAAAATGTCAGTAAAAATAAACTCACTTGAATTTGAAAACGTAAAGAAAATAAAAGCCGTACAGCTTGAGCCTGCAAAGAATGGACTTACTGTTATCGGCGGCAAGAACAGGCAGGGCAAGACCTCTGTCCTTGACGCTATCGCTTGGGCGCTTGGCGGTGACAAGTATAAGCCGTCCTCTCCTCAGCGTGAGGGGTCTGTTGTCGAACCGCATTTGAAGATAACTCTAGACAATGGAATCGTGGTGGAGCGTTCAGGCAAGAACAGCTCCCTCAAAGTCACCGACAGCACAGGCAAAAAAGGCGGTCAACAGCTTTTGAACAGCTTCGTTGAGCAGTTCGCACTTGACCTGCCTAAGTTCATAAATCAGTCAAACAAAGAAAAAGCTTCAACTCTGCTGAAAATAATCGGCGTGGGCGATACGCTCTATCAGCTTGAGCATAAGGAACATTCCCTCTATGACCAGCGTACTGCTATCGGCAGGATAGCTGACCAGAAGTCTAAGTTCGCAAAGGAAATGCCTGTGTACGCAAACGTCCCTGCCGAGCCTGTTTCGGCTTCGGAACTTATCAGACAGCAGCAGGATATACTTGCTCGCAATGGCGAAAATCAGCGTAAGCGTGATCAGAAAGAATACTACGAAAAGCAGTTGGAACTTGCTAAGTCTGCCTATGAACGTGCAAAAGCAAGCTATGAAGCGGCAGCGAACAACTTCAAGCTTGCAAGCCTTGACGCACAGGACCTTGTTGACGAAAGCACAGCGGAGCTTGAAAAGAATATCTCAGATATTGAGGAGCTGAACAAGAAGATAAGAGCAAACCTTGACAGGGAAAAAGCTGAGATAGATGCTGAGGACTACCGTTCACAGTATACATATCTCACTGAGCAGATAGAGGACGTAAGGCAGGCTAAAACTGACCTGCTGGGCAGTGCCGACCTGCCCCTTGAGGGGCTTTCAGTTGAGGACGGAGAACTGCTGTATAACGGGCATAAGTGGGACAGTATAAGCGGTGCAGAACAGCTTATCGTCGCTACCTCTATCGTGAGAAAGCTCAACCCTGACTGCGGTTTTGTCCTGCTGGACAAGCTTGAGCAAATGGATACCGACACCCTTGAAGACTTCGGCAAGTGGCTTGAAGCACAGGGCTTGCAGGCGATTGCCACTAGAGTTTCCACAGGTGACGAGTGCAGTATCATTATCGAGGACGGCAGGTCAATGGACAACGAAAAGGAAGAAAACACAGAAACGAAAACTTGGAAAGCAGGTGCATTTTAATGTATGAGATAACATCAGGAGTTGTAAGCTCCGCACAGAAAGTCGTGATATATGGTCCTGAGGGCATAGGCAAATCCACCTTTGCGGCTCAGTTCCCCGACCCTGTATTTATTGATACTGAGGGCAGTACAAAGAAGCTGAACATAAGACGTTTCCCTAAGCCGTCAAGCTGGGAAATGCTCAAAAATGAGGTAAAGGAGGCTATGAACGGCAGGCTCTGTAAGACCCTTGTCATTGATACATTTGATTGGGCTGAACAGCTTTGCATTGAAACGATCTGCTCGGCACATCAGAAGAAAGGCATTGAAGATTTCGGCTACGGCAATGGCTATGTTTACGAAAAAGAGGAGATAGGCAAGTTTCTTAATCTCTTGCAGGAGGTAGTTGACAGCGGTATCAACGTTGTGCTTACGGCTCACGCTCAGATGAGAAAGTTTGAACAGCCTGACGAGCTGGGTGCTTATGACCGCTGGGAACTGAAACTCGGCAAGAAAACTTCTTCTCAGATATCGCCTCTTGTGAAAGAATGGGCTGATATGGTGCTGTCTGCAAACTACAAAACATATGCAGTAGCTGTGGATAAGGACGGCAAGAAGTTCAAGGCTCAGGGCGGCGACCGTGTTATGTACACCACACATCACCCCTGCTGGGACGCTAAAAATCGTGACGGACTTCCGTCTGAAATGCCTTTTGAGTATAGTGGTATAGCTCACCTGTTTGCGTATACACAGCCTGCTGAAATGCCTAAGCCTGTGCCTGCGCCGACAGTTCAGACAGCACAGCCTACACAGACAGCACAGCCTGCCACACGAAAATCGGACGAGCCTCTTACTGATATCAGCGGCTTTGAGGACGTTGCACCACCACCTATCGTTATCCCTGAGGGCATACCGAAAGCACTTGCAGACCTTATGAGAGCCAACAACGTAAGCGAATCGGATATACGTCTTGTGGTATCTCAGAGAAACTATTTCCCTTATGATACTCCTATCACAAACTATCCTGACGACTTTGTGCAGGGCTGTTTGATAGGTGCTTGGGAGCAAATGCTGCCGCTTATCAGAGAAAATCAGAAAGTACCATTTTAAAAGGAGGACAACACTATGGATAATTTTATGGAATACGGCTGGGAAGATGAGATAGTCAACGAGGGTGGGGACTTTGTCCTGCTCCCTGAGGGGGACTATGACTTCACCGTTGCAAAGTACGAACGTGCAAGACACGAGGGGTCGGCAAAAGTGCCGCCCTGCAATATGGCAAAGGTCACATTCACCATTTGGGGTGCAGAGGACAGCGTGGAGATAACAGAGAACTTCTTCCTTTGCAACAAGTTTGAGTGGAAACTCTCAGCACTTTTCTTGGCACTGGGACTTAAAAAGCACGGTGAACCGCTGAAAATGAACTGGAACGCTATCACAGGCAAAAAGGGCAAGTGTCACGTCTACGTTGACAACTACAAGAACAAGGACGGCGAGGACAGGCAGTCCAACAAGATAAAGAAGCTCTATGCCTATGACGAGAATGTGACTACCGTTCAGCCTGCTCAGACGCAGACACCACAGTATAGTCAGCCTGCTCAGACAGGCGGCTGGAAAGCCGGTGCATTCTGATGATGAATTTAAGACCATATCAAAACGAGGCTAAGCTTGCTATACTCGAACAATGGTCTGAGGGAATAAACAAAGTCCTTGCAGTTCTGCCCACAGGAACGGGAAAGACAATACTTTTCTCGGCTGTTACGGAGGAATGTGTGCGGCAGGGTAAGCGTGTGCTTATCCTTGCCCACAGGGGCGAACTGCTCGACCAGGCGGCTGACAAGCTTATGAAGTCAACAGGGCTTGGCTGTGCCACCGAGAAAGCAGAACAAAGTTGTTTAGGCTCTTGGTATCGTGTAGTAGTAGGCTCAGTTCAGACCCTTATGCGTGAGAAAAGGCTCAAAGGCTTTTCGGAAAATTACTTCGATACCATTATCATTGACGAGGCTCATCACGCTATCTCAGACGGCTATCAGAGAGTGCTTGACCATTTTCCAAAGGCTCAGGTGCTTGGGGTGACGGCTACACCTGACAGGGGCGATATGAAGAACTTAGGCTCGGTGTTCGACAGTCTTGCATATGAATACACCCTGCCGCAGGCTATCAAAGAGGGCTATCTTTCACCTATCAAGGCTATCACCATACCGCTGAAACTTGACCTTTCAGGAGTATCAACTCAGGCAGGAGATTTCAAGGCAAGTGATATCGACACGGCACTTGACCCATATCTTTATCAGATAGCTGATGAAATGCTCAAATACTGCAAGGAACGCAAGACGGTTGTGTTCCTGCCGCTTGTCAAGACCTCTCAGAAGTTCCGTGATATCCTTATCAGCAAAGGGTTCAACGCCGCTGAGGTCAACGGAGAAAGCACAGACAGAGCGGAAATACTTGAAGCTTTCGACAAGGGAGAATACAACGTGCTGTGCAACTCAATGCTCCTCACAGAGGGCTGGGACTGTCCGTCAGTTGACTGCGTTATCGTGTTAAGACCAACAAAGGTGCGTGGGCTTTACTGTCAAATGGTAGGCAGAGGCACAAGACTTTGCGAGGGAAAGACAGAGCTTTTACTGCTCGACTTTCTGTGGCACACAGAACGCCACGAGCTTTGCAGACCTGCACACCTTATCTGTCAGAATGAAGAGGTCGCTGAGAAAATGACCGAAAACCTTGCCAATGAGGCAGGCTGTGCAGTGGATATCGAAGAGGCAGAAAAACAGGCAAGTGAGGACGTTGTGGCACAGCGTGAAGAGTCTTTGGCAAAGCAGCTCAAAGAAATGAAAACACGCAAGCGAAAGCTCGTTGACCCTTTGCAGTATGAAATGTCAATACAGGCTGAGGACTTGTCCTCTTATGTTCCTGCTTTTGGCTGGGAGTGTGCTCCTGCTACCGACAAACAGAAGGCAAAGCTCGAAAAGCTGGGCATTTTCCCTGACGATATAGACAACGCAGGCAAGGCAAAGCTTATCCTTGACCGCCTTGAAAAACGCCGCAATGCAGGACTTACCACTCCAAAGCAGATAAGGCTGCTTGAAAGCAAGGGTTTTGAACACGTTGGCTCTTGGAGCTTTGACAGTGCAAGCAGGATGATAGCCCGTATCTCTGCCAATGGTTGGAGAGTGCCGAGAGATATCGACCCGAAAACATACACACCTGAGAACTAAGGAGAAGTGAATGGATAACACAAATTTGCTTAAAATGCTTGAATACATAGACCCTGCAAGCTGTGATTATCAAGAATGGGTCAACGTGGGAATGGCTCTCAAGCACGAGGGCTATTCCGTGAACGATTGGGACAGTTGGTCGAGGTCAGACAGCCGTTATCACAGCGGTGAGTGTGAACACAAGTGGCAAGGCTTTAACGGCAATGCTCAGCCCGTGAC